TAAATACTGCTCAATCTGATTTAAAATCATTTGCTTCTGCAAACAAGCAGACAAGCGATAATATCCAAAACTCTTTTACTAATGCAACTGATGGAATTAAAAACCTTGTATTAGGCTATGTTAGTTTAAATGCTGCAATTCAAGCAGTAGGCGCTTCTTTTGATAGGGCATTAAAATTAGATGCTATTAATTCAGCTTTAAGTGCTATTTTAGGTTCTACTGAAGCAGCAAACGCACAATTCCAACAATTATCACAATTTGCAGACCAATATGGTTTAAATTTACTTGCAGTTAGTGAGGCTTATAAAACTTTCGCAGGTGCAGCAGTTTCTGCTAATGTGCCTTTAGAACAAACCAATTATATATTTGAATCAGTAGCTAAAGCAGCAGCAACACTTAAATTATCTAACGATGACTTAAAAGGTGCTTTAATGGCTTTAGGTCAAATGATTTCAAAGGGAACAGTACAAGCTGAAGAATTAAGAGGTCAATTAGGAGAGCGTTTACCAGGTGCATTTAACTTAGCTGCTAAAGCAATGGGTGTAACTACTGCTGAATTAGGTAAAATGCTTGAGAATGGCGAAATTATGGCTGGAGACTTGTTACCTAAATTAGCTTTAGAATTAAATAAAACTTACGGAGATAAAATAGTAGGTCAAGTAGATTCATTACAAGCAAGTGTTAATAGATTAAGCAATACATTTACTAACGCAGTTAATAATGGTAAAATAGGAGAATTCTTTAAAGCTATTATAGATGGTGCTAATAGTTCTTTAGAAATACTTGAGAGTAAATCTTGGGGCGAGTTTTTTACAAGATTTGGGTTAGCCGTTACAGGAAATATTGCTCTTGCAAAATCTTATGATACAATATATGATTCATTAAATAACTTAAATAAAGAATCTAAAAAGACTAATGTAGATGTATTAAAATCATTTGGTACACCTGCTGCGCCTAAAGCAACTGTAACTAAAAGAACAAAAGCAACAGAAGGCTCAGCAATGATTACAATGGATGACTTAACAAGTGCTAAAGCTGGACTTGCTGCTCAAAATTTAGCTGCTTGGAATGCTGAAGTAGAAAAGTTAACTGCAAATGTCGGAAGTCTTAAAGAATCATATAACGGATTATACACTGACCCAGCAATGGAGGCTTATATTGCAAATATGCAAACTATTGTAGGTTTATTAGGAGATGCTTTAACAAATTCTTTTAACGCTGCTTTAGATAGTGGTCAAAACTTTTTTCAGGCTTTAGGTCAAGCATTATTACAATTGATTAGAAAACTAATTATTGCTGCTGCGGTTGCTGCTTTATTAAGTTTCTTTTTAGGTGGCTTTGGTGTTGCTTCTTCAATTTCTGGATTTATGCCTATATTTAAACAATTATCAGGACTTGATTTTAGTCAAGGAAGTGCAACAGGCTCAATGGTAGCAACTCCTACAAACACAGTAGGTCAAGGGACTTACCAAATTGATATTATGGGCGATAAAATGAGAATGCTTTTAGATAACAATGCAATTAAAAACTCGAGGGTGGTATAATGGCTTACAATCATATTTATAATTTACAATTCAAAGGTTTAGACCAAGTAAATACTGACTTTTTTTATAAGGTTAAGTTTGAAAAATACGAGGCAACTACCGTTGTTTACGATGTAATTGAATTAATACCAGCACAGGATAGCGCATTTGTTTTAAATTATAAAGCCAATAAAGATAATATCTTTGCTCCTATTAGGGCATCTTATGCAGATATTAAATGTTTTATCCCTTACAATTCTACCGTTCAGCCTTCTGATTTCTTTTTTGATAACGATGAATATTCTTTTAAAATAAGTCTTTATGAAACTAATGGAGTAACTGAAACTTTAAAATGGGTAGGTTTTCTTTTGCCTGATGTTATTCAATACGAGTGGCAAGAACAATATTTTCTTCAGCTTACTGCTACGGATAACCTTGCGGTATTAAAAGACATTAAATACACAAGAGAAGATTATTACGCTTTATACAATGACACAAGTGTTGATACTTGCATAGATGTTAATGACTTTGTTTGTAGGTTATTAAAAAAGACTGGAAGTGAATTAGATGTGGCTTTTTATAGTCAATTTAAAATAGATAGTACACTTGTTAATCTTGCAAACTTAAAGTTATCAGAATATTCATCAGTTGATTGGTCTACATTTGAGCCAAAGGATTGTTATTTTCTTTTATGTACATTAATGGAATCTTTAGGTTGTGTTGTTTATCAATCTAATAAAGATGCGACTTGGTATGTAGTTGCTATTAATGATTTAGCGGTAAATGATTTAGTTATTGATGGTACTTTTAGTATTGATGGTTCTCCACTTTATGAATATTGGTCAACTAATGGTAGTATTATTAATAGTGCAACAGGAGGAATAAATGGAAGCCAATGCCCTAAAATATTTGGGGATAATGTTTCATCAGTTTATCAATCTATACCTTTTTTAGAAGCATTATATGTGGTTTCTTTTTGGGCAAAGAATGACGGAAACACTCCTAAAGCAGTTGCAAGGGTTTATATTGATGGAGATGTATTTAGTGTAACTACTACAAATGACTGGACTTATTATGAGTTTGAATTTGATGCACCAGGTGGAGATTTAGAAATAGCTTTTTTAAATAATAATCCAGATGAAATAGGTTATATGTTTTTAGATAATGTATCTATCAAACAAAAGTTTCAAAATGGTTTAAAATATGATATTAACGGAACTTATATAAGTGAATATACTTTTGATTTTTATTCATCTATTGGTAACGCTGGGAATGTTAAATGGTCTGATGTTAACCAAGTAGTAACTTTAAATAAAAGATTGACAAATGTTCAATTTAACTATCCTTACTACGAAAGAAATCTAATAAATAACTACGGATTCTTTAAGGATTACGCAACAACAACCACAGTTCCTACTAATTGGCAACTTGAAAGTCCTTTTGATTTTGCTAATGCAACTGGAGAAGATAGACCATTTGATAATAGAATTTTATCAGTAATAGAAAATGAAGATATTACAGGTGGTTTAAATACTGATATTTATTTATCTAATACTTTTAGACTTACAAATAATATTTCTCCTTTTGGATTTTATAATTTCTTTGCTATTAAAGTAGAATGTACGGTTTATTTTGATGATTCACATACTGACGGAGATGGTATTAATATAGCATTTGCTAAATCTAAAGATGGCACACCAAGTAGTTTCCCTACAAGATATTTAGATTCAACTGGTACTTATTATAGTGTTGTAACTTCTCCTTTATGGAATGCAGTATTTAGAATGCCTATCTTTATGAGCGATAAAAATAGATGGATGAAGTATAAATGCTTATCTACTTTTGACCAAAATAGCTTAACTGATGGCACTACTTTATATGAGTATGGTACTTTAATTTTAAGACCACAAAGAAGTTTTGATACAATTAATGTTCATCAAACATATTTTGACGATATTAAGGTAAGTATTATTCCACAAGGATATAAAAACACAAAAGGATTTATTTATAATGCTACTAATATTCCTAATGATTCTACTTTAGTTAAGCCATTTTCGAATACTTATAAAATAGATAAAGGTCAATATCACGGTGGTATAGCTAATAAATCGGAATCCCAAATTATAGAAGACTTTATTGGTTATGATATAGGAGACGAACTTAATACAATCCAAAATTCTAATAGATGGTTAAGACCTTGGGAAAGTGCTTCAGAACTTATATTAGGTAGACCAATGCAAGAGTGTATTACTCGTTCAATATTATCTTTTTATCAAGCTACCTGGCAGAAATTTACAGGGAATGTTTATGGTAAGAATATCAATTTTGGTCAAGTCTTTAATATAGCTTTAGCGCAAGGTCAACACTTTATGCACGAGGCATCTTTTGACTATGTATCAAACAAAACTAACATTACTACACACCAAAGCCAAACTGATAAATTAGAAACTGGATTCCGTTCTTGGTCAACTACTAAAGAAGATACAGGAGCAGGTCAAGGACAACCAGGTAGTCAAACAAGTAGTATACAACAGGAGGGCGAGTAATGAGCGAACTTAAAGAGATTAACGACCAGCTAAAGGCTTTGTCGATAAATGTGGAAATGATTAGCCAAGCTATTACAGGCTCTAAATTAAATAGAAACGGAATCCTTCAGCGATTAGAAACAATTGAAGAAGCATTAGAAGAAACCGAAACTAAAGTTCAAGAAGTCAGAGATTATAATACTGGCATTAACTGGGCTATACGAATTGGTGCTTTTATTTTAACTATTACAGGCGTTAATTTTGTTAAGGAATTTTTATGGCACAAATAAGCGAAGAAGGATTAAAATTATTAGTCGAATTTGAGGGTTTAAAATTAGACGCTTACTTATGTCCAGCAGGAGTTTGGACTATCGGAATAGGCTCAACTAAATACGCTAACGGACAACCTGTAAAGAAAGGCGATAAATTAACTAAAGAGGAGGCTTATAAGCTATTCTTAGACACTTCGGCACAATATACTAACTGCATTAAAAAATATGTCATTAGACCGCTTAAACAGAACGAATTTGATGCTTTATTCTGCCTTTGTTATAATATAGGTTGCGGAGCGTTTGCAAAGTCTTCTTTGGTTAAGTTTATTAACGGCGGACAAACAATTGAGAAAATAAGAATAGGCTTTTTAATGTGGATTAAAGTAAGCGGAGTAGTAAGTAAAGGCTTAATGAGAAGAAGATTAAAAGAGTTCAACTTGTATGCGAAAATTAAATAATAGACTTTCAACGATATTTGGAGCGATTGTAGCTATTGCGAATGCTTGGGTTACAATTGACTGGGATAACTTTATTTGGTCTTTAAATACAGGCTTTAAGCTATTACTTTCGGCTTTAATTGCTTTGGGAGGGTATATGACAACTATTAATCGTAAACCTTTGAATAAAAGATAATTGCATTTACTAAAATAATTAGTAATTTCGACAAAAAAAACTATGTACAGACCAAGACTAACCGAGACTGAGTATAATCAATACCAGCTTAAAAAACTTACGGATAAAAAGACTTATAAGTTATTTGTATTCTCTGACCCTCACGGTTGGTTAGCAGATTTGAAATGCTTGAGAGTTATCAATAACATTCTACAACATAATAAATTTGACGAAGTCTGTATCAACGGAGATATAGTAGATTTACCTTTTGTATCTAAGCATACGAATAAACTTTATATGGAGGGAATCCTTAAAGATTATAACGAAGTTGAGGAATTTAGATATACAGAGGAGCAAATATTAAAACCATTAAGACTTTCAACGGATGCTAAGATTCGTATTCGTACAGGAAACCACGACGAGCGAGTAACAAAACCATTTTTATTATCTAAAGGTCAACTTGCAAGATTAGCTATTCTTTATAAGCATTTTGAATCTACAAAGTTTGAGGAGATGTTACACCTTGCTGAGAATGATATGATTTACGACCCAACGGATGTATTTACTTACTTTGATATTTTTGATATTACTCACGGATTAAGTTTAACTAAGAACGCAAGTGAGAAAAATATAATCGAATACTGGGGTTCAGGATGTACAGGTCATACACACAGATTAGGTATGCGATACATTCGCAATAGGCACAATATAAACGCTTGGTTTGAGGTTGGATGTACGAGGTTAATGGAAGCAGTCGAGTATCTACCAACAGGAAAGATAGCAGATTGGTGTCAAGGATTTTTAGAGGTTACTTTTAAAATAGATGGCGATAAGGTTTTGTTCTTTGCTCAACCACACGCAATAATTGATTATAAATGTGTTTATAACGGAGTTTTATATGGAGAATAAAGAAGAAGAAGTTTTTGATGTAACTGATGGCGAGATTTTAGAGGAGTTGAAGTTTTTTGTCTATTTTCTTTTTGAATTAGAGGAGAAATCACTACTTTTATTCCCTTCATACAAGACCTTAACACAGGCGAGGTTAATTAAAATGATAAACACACGATTAGACTTTTTAGATTATGACAACGAGGGAGAAATTGATAGCGAAGATTAACGAACTTTACCAAGAGATAGAAAGATTAAAAAAAGAACTTATAAAAGAAACCAAAAATGAAAACAATCGGAGAAGTTAACCACTTAGAAAATTGCGAGTGTTCAGAACTGTGTAGTAATTGCAGTATTAAGTATCAATTAAAGCCAGTTGAATTAACTGGAGGTCAAATAGCTGATATTGTTACCAAGCCTAAATACTACAAAGTTGAAATCAAAGGAGTGCCTGTGGATGTTATTGATATAGCAAACGCTTATAATTTATCCTTTATGAAAGGAAACGCAATTAAGTATATTTTACGAGCAGGGAAAAAGGATGCTTTGGTTCAAGACTTAAAAAAAGCTATCGAATGCTTAGAAAGAGAGATACAATATGAAACCAGTAAGTAGGAATATTACGCTTTTTTGGTTAAATTTGCGAAAGGAACTTAATGTTAGTTTAAATTATGGCAAAGAAATCAAAAGAAATAAAAGAATCCTTAAGCGAAGAAGCTACAATAGAAATAGAGCAGGTAAACCCTTTGACTATTTCAGAGTGTTGCGCTAAGGAATACATCTCATCAGGTACTAAGGTTTATTGCTCAATGTGCAAGGCTGATTGCAGGTTAGAAAGACAAAAGAAACTAATTAAACTATGGACACCAAAAGGCTAATATTCTTATCGGTAGTAATTTTACTATCTTCTTGTAAATCTAAAAAACTGGTAGAAGTAACTAAAGTTGATTCTGTGGTAAATAAGATTGAGCAAGTTGAGGTATTAACCGATTCAGGCAAGGTAGAAACAACCGAAGAAGTCATTTACGAGTTTGATACAGTAGGAACACCACTTATTAGTCCTTCTCAAGCCATTAGAGGCGATTACAAGCTAAAACTAAAGTCTATTAAGGTAAAGAGGCACATCAAAGAAGATAAAGCCTTAAAAAGCCTTAAAATCGATAAGGTAGAAAATAAAGCTATAAAGGTAGAAAAAACGGCTACTATTAAGGAGACTTACCCTTGTAAGAATGAAATCCTGCTATTGTTGGGTGCAATCCTTGCTATTTACTTAATCCTAAAAAAACTTTAAAATTATTCTCTTTGATTATCAGCGAGTTATGATTTATTTATAGCTTTTTGTAAAATATTATTTGGAATATAAAACTTAATTAAGATATTTGTTGAACCAAAACAAAACGATATGTTTAACTATCCAAAAGAGCAATCATTTGAGCAAGGCTTAAAAGATGCAATCAACAAGCTAACTAACCAGTTACCAAGAGTAGAAAAAGACCCTTATCAATTAAGGCAGCTACACACAAGAATCCAAGTATTTAAAAGAGCATTAGAGTTATTAAATGATATACCGCAAAGAACAAGCTAAACAAATCAAATCACTAAACATAGGGGAGACTATGGAAGTAGATGAGCGAGAAGGCAACCGAATCAGGTCTTTACTCAATTATTACAAAAAATACAACGGCAAGGCTTATACTTGCAAAGGTCGAATTAATCACATTTTATTAATCACAAGAACCAAATGAAAAAGCTATTAAAACCAATCATTGAAGAAATTAATATTGTCGAAGTAGATGGTATTAACAAGTATTACACCGAGTACACAGATGGATTCATTATCTATAACCATAGATTTAGCCATTTAGATTTAAAGAAGTGGGTAGTGGATAACTATGATATTTCAAGAGGCGAAGTTAAAATAGAATTAGCACCAGCATCAATCGAACAAGCTGAAAATCCTATTTACTTTACTCAGGATGTCGATGACTTTATAGAAGAAAATTACGAGGAGTTAATCCTTTCAATTTTAACGCAACCTGTATTGGCTTGTCAATCTAATTTCGCTAACGCTTTGTACAATATTTGTAAGCCACGATAATGAGTATTATAACAGTACATAAATTTATAGCAAATCCACCGAAGGAAAGTAAGTTGGAGAAGTTAGTTAGACTTTATAAGCAAACATTACAAGATGGTAATTATTGCAAATCAGTCCAGGCAATGTATCTTATTAATCGTTTAAAAGAATCTGAAATTCAAAGAGTTACAACAGAATATGAACACCATATTGCTAAACAAATAATTAAAAATAATTACTTGAATTTAATCAAATAAATAGTATCTTTAAAAACCAAAACAAGAAAATTATGTCATTATTAAAAATCCAATCGGAGCTAAAAGCACCAAAAAATCAGTACAATTCCTTTGGAAAGTACAAGTATCGTTCTACGGAAGATATATTAGAAGCAGTAAAACCATTACTTTTAAAGTACGAATGCACGATGACAATATCGGATAACATTCAAGAAAAAGCTGGTATTATCTTCTGCGAAACTTACATTCAATTTATAGACAAAGATGGTAAAGAATTTAATTCATCGGCTTCTGCTGGGATTGACCCTAACAGAAAAGGTATGGATATTGCGCAGTCGTTCGGTGCGAGTTCCAGTTATGCTCGGAAATATGCTCTTAATGGTTTATTCCTTATTGATGACACTAAGGATGCGGATGCTACGAATGTTCACGATGCTGCACAAGCAGTAGCTGATAGAATGGCTAAGCCAATTTTGAAAGTAGGTACAGAATTATTTGACAAGTGCAGAGCAGGTTACCTAAAAGACAACAAGAATCTAAAAGCTATCCAAGAGAGATATACAATGGATGAAAATACTTTAAGACTTTTAACCACGAACCCAAATGAAATACTTTAAAGCAAGACCATCCTCGTTAGGGAAAATAATGAGCAAGTCTAAAAAGCCAGGCGAACTATCGCAAACTTGTATAACTTATCTCAAAGAATGGTATTCTGGAGATAAAGAAGAATTAATTTCAAAATATTTAACCAAAGGTATTTTATTGGAAGATGAAGCGATTGAGTTTGCATCTAAAGTTTTATACGGAGGTATCAAAGCCTATAAAAATGAAGATATTTACACAAACGAATGGTTAGTAGGAACTCCTGATGTTATCCTTGAGAACTCTATTATAGATACGAAATGTGCTTGGAATAGAAAGACCTTATTGGATTCAGCATTAGAGTTAAACACCGACTACGAATGGCAGTTGAGAGGCTATATGATGTTATGCAATAAACCATTTGCTACACTATTCTATTATTTAGGAGACACCCCTGCTGCTGCTAATTATGGAACAAAAATAAGCTACTCACATTTAGAGGATTTTGAACGCTGGGTAAGCTACGAGTTTAAACGAGATGAATCTATTGAGCAAGAAATCATCAATAAAGTTGAACAATGTAGAGCCTGGCTTCAAAATTACGACCAAGAAATACAAGCAAGAATAGGAACAAGAATTATAAACCTTTAAAAATAAAAAAAATGAGTTCAATTATCAGCGCATCTATTGATGTAACAAGAATCGACAGAGAAAAATTAGTAAAAGGTAAATACTTAAATGTATCTATCATAGTGGATGACAAGAACGATAAGTTCGGTAACAATGTTTCAATCACATTAAGCCAGTCTAAAGAAGAAAGAGATGCAAAAGCACCTAAGACTTATTTAGGAAATGGTAAAGTATTATGGGGACAAGGCAAGGTAGAAGAAACTACTACACAAACGGATTCAAGTTTACCCTTTTAATTAACGATATTACTGCTGCTACAAGCGTTCTTTTTGCGGTAAAGATAAGAGGTGTCCTGGAAAAAAGATTTTGGGAAAAGTTTAACAATTTAAACAGGGTAGCACCCAAGTGCCTATGAGTAGCGTAGGTATTTTAAAACTTTAAAGCCAAACTATATGATAACCAATTTTGAAGAATACACCTACAAAATAACCGAACACGAAAAAAAATGCGCAAAGGTTATTGAAAACTTTTTAAGGAAAAATCCTTTATTTTATAAAAGCCAAGATTTAATATCGCTTGTATACTGGTCTGATGCAAACGGAATTTATCCAAAATTAAATGGTGCAAGAATTAGGGCAATCATTAATTATCTTAGAAGAACAACTGCTCCAAATATAATAGCAACATCTAAAGGCTATAAATTAACAGATAGTATTGAAGAACTGCATATTTATCACGATTCTTTAGAAGAAAGGATAGATTCAATTAAAGTTATTTCAGAACAAACATTATTGTACATTAAAAAGTTAAAAGAGACAGATGGATTTTTTAGAAGATTACAGAAAGAATAACATAACAATAAGCGATTTAAGTAAGAAGTATAATATTTCCGAAAAAAAGATTAGAGAAGTATTTAAAATTAGAGGGGTTAAAACTAAGCATAACCATATTAAAAAGGCAAGTATTACTGCTGATAAAGTATTCCCTATATTTTTACAAGACTTTCTTGATAATGGGTTAAGTATGCAACACTACGCTGAAAAGTATGGAGTTAGTAAATATGCCCTATCAAAAAGATTAGAAAAATACTTTGAATATAGAAGATTATAAATATCTTAGCAAACTAAACCAAAACAAACTATGAAACGAATTTATCACCCTTATTGGCTTTGGGAAGACTACAAAGCTGGATTTTATGAAAATTGTTCAGGAGAAAACAAAGAATTATTAATTCTTAAAGGTATTGAAATGTTTAATTGTGAAATTAAAACAACAGAAAATATGTTAAGGGTTATTAATGAATGGAAATATTCCTGTGAACATAATTTAACAAATGAATCTTTAAATAAAATTGCTTATATCGGTCAAGGTGCGTGTTGTTTATATTCAAATATACCAAATAAAGTAACTATGGAAATTTGGAATAAACTTGAAAAAAATGTTCAAGATAGAAGCAATAAAATTGCTAATGATATTTTAAATATTTGGAAACAAAAACACGAACAAAATGCCTAAAATAAGATTAGATAAGAATGTATTTGATGCTTCAATAGAACGTATCAAATGGACTTTAGATAGATTTGAAAAAACTTATTTATCTTTTAGTGCTGGTAAAGATTCTACCGTAATGCTTCATTTAGTAATGGATGAAGTAAAAAAAAGAAATAAAAAAATAGGGTTACTTATAGTAGATTTAGAAGGACAATATAAATTTACAATAGAACATATTGAACATTGTATAGAAGAATATAAAGATTATATTGATTTGTACTGGGTTTGTTTACCTATTCATTTAAGAAATGCTGTTTCAGTTTATGAACCATTTTGGAAATGCTGGGATATTGAACAAAAAGAAAATTGGATAAGAGAACAACCAAGTAAAGCAATAACTGATTTAAATTATTTTCCATTTTTTAGAGATGGTATGGAATTTGAAGAATTTGTGCCTGAATTTGGGGAATGGTATTCTGAAGGTAAATTAACTGCTTGTTTAGTAGGTATTCGTTCTGATGAATCATTAAATAGATATAGAACAATAAGTTCAAAAACTAAAATAACTTTAGATAAAAAAGTTTATACTACAAAAGTTACAAATAGTGTATTTAATGTTTATCCAATTTATGATTGGACTACTGAAGATATTTGGATTTACCATTCAAAAAATGAAAATAAAAGATTTAATCAACTTTATGAATTAATGTTTAAAGCTGGCGTATCTATACATCAACAAAGAATTTGTCAACCATATGGAGATGACCAAAGAAGAGGATTATGGTTATTCCATTTAATAGAACCTGAAACTTGGGCAAAAGTTGTTGCAAGAGTAAATGGAGCAAATTCAGGCGCATTGTATATTAATGAAAGTGGTTCTATAACAGGATATAATAAAATAACAAAACCTAAAAACCATACTTGGGAATCATTTGCAATGCTATTTTTAAATTCTATACCTGATATAACAAAAGAACATTATCTAAACAAAATTTATACTTTTATAAAATGGTGGGAAGAAAGAGGATATTCAAAAGGAATACCTGATGAAGCCCCTTATATTTTAGAATCTGAAAAATTAGCACCAAGTTGGAGAAGAATATGTAAGTCTTTATTAAGAAATGATTTTTGGTGTAAAGGATTAGGATTTACTCAGCATAAAACAGATGCTTATAAAAAGTATTTAGAATTAAAGAAAAAACAAAGAACCGAAAATAAATTTTTAGAAAATTAAACTATGAAAAATATATTAATTAACCACCAAAAAGAAATTATTAATAAAATTGTTGATTTAACAATTGACGAAAAAGTTGATTTGATTAATGAAATTAAATTAATGTTGCACGAAATATCTCCATTTAATACAGAACCAGTAGATTGTGTTATATGGGTTAAAAATAATACTGTAATTGCAAATGATTATAATCCAAATTCAGTAGCACCACCTGAAATGGAATTATTAAGATTATCAATAGCAAACGATGGATATACTCAACCTATTGTTTCAATGGATAATAATAATGGCACAAGAGAAGTTATTGATGGATTCCATAGAAATAGAGTTGGTAAAGAATGTGAAGATATACAAAGTAGGGTTCACGGGTATTTACCAGTAGTTACAATTAGGGAATCTCAAAAAGGTCAAAATGATAGAGTTGCATCTACTATTAGGCATAATAGAGCAAGAGGGAAACACAAAGTAGAATCTATGTCAGATATTGTAGTTGATTTAAAAAGAAGAAATTGGAGTGATGAAAAAATATCTAAAGAATTAGGTATGGATAGAGATGAAGTTTTAAGATTAACACAAATAAGCGGATTAACCGAAATGTTTGCAAATAAAGAATTTTCAATGGCTTGGATTCCTGAACAAGAAGATATTGAAGAAATAATTGATTAATTTTAGTATATTTGCATATAGTTTCATTTGGAGTCGAGAACAGATGAAATTACTAAATGGTTATTAAATAACCTGAATCCTGCCAAATCTCGACCTGGTGGGATTCTTTTTTTTACATATTTATGAAATATTATCTACACGATAGCAATTCATTTAATGATGAGAAAATAACCGAATTATATATGGCTTTTGGCTATGAAGGTTTGGGATTATTTTACACTGCCTTAGAGAAGTTTGCTCAACAAGAAAAACCAGTCAAAACATCAGTCTTAAAAAAGCAATTAAACATAGGTAAAAAGCTGGAGAAATGCTGGTCATTTATGGAAACTATTGGACTAATTTCATCAAACAATGGAGAAAGTTTCAACAAACAATTGCTAAAGTATAGTGAAAACTACAAGATAAAAAAAGAAAAAACCGCAGAAAGATTGAAACAATGGCGTGAAAATCAGCAAGTTACAGAAAATGAAACGCATTTCAAACAAGTTCGTAACACATCTAAAGTAAAGATAAGTAAAGTAAATAGAAGTAAAGTAAAGGTAGATGAAATAATAAACCCTACTTTAGAAGATGTTTTAGCTTACTTTGATGAAAATGGATATTCAAGAGAAGTCGCAAATAAAGCGTATCATTACTACAATAATTTAGGTTGGAAAAATAGCAAAGGCAATCAGGTTGTCAATTGGAAGAATACGATGCTAAACAACTGGTTTAAAGATGAGAATAAAAAGAAAATACAAGCACCTATCATACCAACATTTTACTACTAATGGACTTTATTAAAAAATATGAAGATGTATTAAGCGAATTAGATTCGTTATATGATACAGGATTAATCAAAGGCGAAACGGTTGGATTCTCCGAAATAGATAAGCTAATATCTTTTAAAAAGGGTGCTACAAGTTACATCTACGGAACTCCTGCTTCAGGCAAGTCTGAATTTTGGTGGGAATGTTTAATTAACTTATCTAAATCTAAAGGGTGGAAGCATTTAATATTTTCTCCTGAGACAGGAACTCCAGCAGAGATATTTGCAGAGATAATTCATAAGTGGGCAGGTAAACCTTTCTTTGACTTAGATGGGAATAAAATAGCAAGACTAACTAAACAAGAACTTTACAGGTACGGATTAGAGGTTAGCCAATATTTCTACATTATGGACTTAGGAGTAAAAGATATAACTTTAGATGACTTTCATTTAGCAGTTGAAAAATATGGAATTAAATTCGATACGGTAACTACCGACCCTTTTAACGAAGTAAAGCACGAACTAAACGGAGAAGTTAGAGATATGTATATGGCTCGAGTATTAGGTAAAATCAGGATGTATGCAAGGGAATACAATTACCATCACACAATCATTATGCACATAGCGAGAGAAGTAGGCGCAAAGGTTATAGATGAATCTACTGGAATTAAATATTACCCACCTGCTGACCCACGATATATTGATGGCGGAGAAACATCCTTTAGAAAGGGAGAGCAAATGATTTGCGTTTGGAGACCACCATTCGGAGTTGCAAAAGATGGGATTCCTTACCAGGCTAATGAAGTTAAGATTATAGTGCAAAAGACTAAACCTAAAGGAGTTGGAGAAATAGGAGAAGCTACTTTATTCTTTGATAGATGGAAGAACTGTTATTATGAAGAAATTGGCGGACTTAAAAGTTATGCAGGAAAATATGTTACATTTGAACAACCAAAAATATTACCTTTTTAAACCAATAAAATTATGACACTACAAGAATTCATTAAACATTCAGAAGCAAGGCTTTTTAGTTTAAAACCATTTGAAGTATTACCAATCCATAAGCTATCTTCGCAGTATTATGTAGATGCTTTAAGAGAAGTAATCGAATTAATCAACCCAGTACAAGACAAGAAATTTATATTATTAGATGAAAAAGTTATCAGAGTTAAGTAGTCCTTTAAAAGCAGTTTTAGAGAGTGAATTAGAAAAAAGGATTCCAAGAACGGATTTTAGGCAATCAACTCTATACAAGATAGCAGATTTACTTTGCGTTATGCAAATTAAGCTATTAGATGCGAATAAAACTAAAATTGATAGTAAGACCTATCAAGATAATTTGAATGCTTTAGAAACTCTTAATTTTGCTTTTGTGCTTTTGACTGATTTACAAGGAGAGAATTTGTTATTAAGAAATGAGTTATTAACTTTGAGGCACGAAGCGGAAATAATTATAGCAGAAATGAGCCAAAGGATTAAAACGCTGGAAATGATAGATGACTTATGAGTATAATCTTTGTAATATTAGCAGCTTTTTGTAATGCTTTGATGGATGTTTTAAGTACCAGGTACGATATATCAGTATTTAGGGATTCTAAGTATGATAAGTTTTTAGATTGGCGCATTAGTTGGAAAAACAAATGGAAAAACGGAAGTATCTTAAACGGAGAACGCTTTTTTCTATCTTCTACTTGGTTAGTCTTTTTAACTGATGGATGGCATTTAGCAAAGTCTTTGATGTTAGCGTTTGTTTCGTTAGCGATTATCTTTTATAACCCTATATTTGGTCAAATGGATGTATTTCTATTTTGTATTATTTGGGGAGTAGTATTCGAAGTTTCTTACAATAAAATCCTTGTGAAATGAGTACAACAATCCTAAAAAAGAAAGCAGACGCTATATTTTCGACTTATATTCGTTTAAAGTATGCTGATGAAAATTTAGATGTCCAGTGCTTTACTTGTGATAAGGTTTTACCATACAATAAGATACAAAATGGTCATTTTTATTCAAGAGGTATTTTAAGTTTAAGATATGATGAGCAAAATTGTCGACCACAATGCTACGGATGCAATATAGCCAAAAGTGGTAATTATATAGAGTATTATAAGAGGCTTGAAAAAGAAATAGGCAAAGGTGGAATGGATTACCTGGAATATAAAAGGCATCAAACAAAAAAAATGGGCAAGTTAGATTATCAGGAGTTGATTGACTTATACACGCAGAAAGTAGCTGAATTATAAAAAAATATTACCTTTGTAAAATGAAAACCGAATTAGTAAGCATAAAATTAGTAAAGTCAAACCCTAATAATCCAAGAATTATCAAGGATGACAAGTTTAAGAAATTAGTAGCATCAATACAGGAGTTCCCAAAGATGCTTGAAATAAGACCTATTGTCGTAAATGATGATATGATTGTTTTAGGTGGAAATATGCGATTAAAGGCTTGTATTCACGCTGGATTAAAAGAAGTTCCAATTATTAAAGTAAGCGATTTGACAGAACAAGAACAAAAGCAGTTTATTATTAAAGATAATGTAAGCGGTGGCGAATGGGATTGGAATATGTTAGCTAACGAATGGGATGCAGAAGAACTTGATGCTTGGGGATTAGATGTGCCAGACTTTGGTAAAGAATTAGAAGCTGAAGAGGATGACTTTGAAGCACCTGAAGGTGGAATAGAAACAGATATTGTTTTAGGGGATTTATTTGAAATTGGAGAACATAGGTTACTTTGTGGGGATTCAACAGATAGTGATGCAGTAGCTAAATTAATGGATGGTCAAAAGGCTGATATGGCATTTACAAGTCCTCCATACAATGCAGCAAAAAATAGTCATCTTAATGGTAGGGTTAAAGGTTTTGATGAAAAATATCAAAATAAAAATGATGCAAAAACAGATGAAGAATATATTCAATTTTTATATGATTTTACAATAAATTCAATAACTTTTGCAACATATTCTTTTATAAATATTCAAATGTTAGCACAAAATAAATTTACATTAATAGATTATCAATATAAATTAAAAGAACAATTAAAAGATATATTAATTTGGAATAAATCACAATGTCCACCAAATATTGTAAAAGGTGCATTTAATACTAAATGGGAATATGTATTTTGTTTTAGTGAAAAAAATGAAACAAGAGGATTTCCTTGTAAATGGCAAGGTAAATTTCCAAATGTAATTGAAACTGAAAATGCAAGTGGTAATGATTATGCACAAATTCATAAAGCTACATTTCCTATTGCTTTTCCAGCTTGGATAATAGAAAAAATGGATTTTGCTAAATCAGTATTAGATTTATTTATGGGAACTGGAACAACAATGGTAGCAGCACACCAACTTAATCGTAAATGCTACGGTATGGAATTAGACCCAAAGTATTGCCAAGTAATAGTAGACCGAATGCGTAAACTTGACCCAACAATTAAAATTAAAAGAAACGGAGTAGATTATGGCATATAAAACAGAAGAATTAGAGAAGATTAATTATATAAGTTTAGAACAAGGATGTGTTTCTTTAAAAGAGAAATTTAATAGTGAAAAAGAATTTACTGATAATTTATTACCTAAATTAGATGCTATAATTAAAAATGCTTATGGTTTAGATATAGATAATATTGAATTAGAAAAACGATTTATATTAAATGAATATGATTTATTTTCAATTTATGCTGATATTTATATAACTACTAAACAAGGTAAAGATATTTTAATTGAATGTAAAAACCCAAGACACGATAAATCTGAAACATTTAATGCTTTTGGACAAATTATGTCTTATCAATATTTATTATCAAAAACACCATTTAATCCTATTATTATTTTAGCAACAAGTACATTTGAATTTTATTATTTTGACTTTATTAAACAATTTAATTTAAAATTTGATGTGATTATAAACAATAAAGAGCATACTGCTTTTTGGATTAATGAATTTTAGTTATGGCATACAAAAAAGATGAATTATTTAAAACTGCAATAGAACAAATTAAGAAACACAAATTGTTTTTTATAGAAGATGTCGTTGCATTCTTACCTTGTTGTAAATCAACATTTTATGAACACTTTTCAAACGATTCGGACTACTATAAAAAGATGTTTGAAGAATTGGAAACTAACCGTATTGAAATTAAAACATCAATGCGTTCAAAGTGGTATAAGAGCGAAAACCCTACATTGCAGATGGGATTATATAAGTTAATCGGCACACCTGAAGAAGCTGAAAGGTTGGGTACTACTTTAAAACATACTGGCGGTATGGATTTGGGTATTACTTTCAATGAAACTAAAACCTATGATACTAACGAAGAAGCAGACTAAAGCACTTGATAGATTAGAAGATAACATAACAAGCGAGGTAATATTTGGAGGCGGTGTAGCAGGAGGAAAATCAGCACTTGGTGTTTATTGGATTATTAAGAACTGCTTAAAATATCCAGGCTCACGATGGTTAATGGGTAGAGCAGTCCTAAAGACCTTAAAAGATACTACCTTAAATTCATTTTATGATGTTTGCAAACTGCAAGGAATCAAATCAGGTCAGCACTATGTTTACAATGCTCAATCAAATATTATTACTTTCTCAAATGGCTCGGCTATTTACTTAAAAGACTTATTTCAATATCCTTCAGACCCAAACTTTGATGAATTAGGTTCATTAGAGATAACTGGCGCATTCATAGATGAGTGCAATCAAATAACGGAGAAGGCTTGGAACATTGTTAAATCTCGTATCAGGTACAAACTAACTGAGTTTAAATTAATACCAAAGATGTTAGGCACTTGCAACCCTGCAAAAGGATATGTTTATAATAACTTCTATAAGCCTACTAAGGATGGTACGATAAGCGAAAGCAAAGCATTTATTCAATCTTTAATAACAGACAACCCTTATATTTCAGAACATTATATCCATTCACTTCAATCGTTAGATAAAGTAAGTAAAGAAAGACTTTTATTTGGTAACTGGGAATACGATGATAACGATAACGCTTTAATTGAATACGATAAGATAATTGATTTATTTACTAATGAGCATATTCCAAATGGTAAAGGTTACATATCAGCCGATATAGCAAGGTTTGGTAAAGATAAGTCTGTTATTATGGTTTGGTCAGGCTTTAGAGTTATTGAAATACACAAGTTGTCCAATAAGGCAACTAACGAAGTAGCAGCATTCATTAAACATTTAGCAAAAAAGCATTCAATCCCTTATTCTCAAATTATCTGTGATGAGGATGGTGTTGGCGGAGGAGTGGTCGATTATGGCTTTAAAGGATTCGTAAACAATAGCAAGGCATTAACAGGTAACTACATTAATTTAAAGTCGGAATGCTATTACAAGTTAGCAGAGTTAATCAATCAGGCTGGTGTTTGGGTTATGACCGAAGATGTAACAATCAAAAAGGAATTGACCGAAGAGCTTGAGTGGGTGCAAAGGCACAACGCTGATAAGGATGGCAAACTTGCGGTGCTACCAAAAGATAAAGTCAAAGAACATTTAGGTAGGTCGCCTGATATTTCCGATGCGCTAATGATGCGTATGTGGTTTGAACTTAAGAAGTTTGAGTTCGTAGTTATATAAAATTATCGTAAATTTGTAAAAATAATTGCTTATGAATCTCTTACAAAGAATTAAGGCTGCTATAATCCCTTCTCAAGGCGATGCAGGTAACAAATACTTTCAATCTTTATTTTCATATTTCAACGGAGATATGATGTATAATATTCCTGACAACCCAAGAGCCTATGTAGCTGAAGGTTATCAGAATAACCCTGATGTTTATGCAGTAGTTAATATGATTGCAAAAAAAGCTGCTTCAGTTCCTTTTTACGTTTATGTAGTAAGCAACAAAAAGAGTTTTAATAGAACAAAGAACAATAAATTCAATCTATTAAAAAAAGGACTTGACGAAGTAGAAGGTACTGAGTTAAATGCTATTATGGCAAGACCAAACGAAATGCAAGGTCAGCAGGAATTTATTGAATCAATGGTTGCATTCTTAGAGATTACTGGTAATGCTTACGCTTATAAGTTTTTTCCTGAAGTAGGTCGTAACAAGGGAGTACCAACAAAGATGTATCCAATGCCTTCTCAATATACTCAGATTATAGGAAACGGAACATTCAGACCAATTGGAGGTTATAAGTTACAAATCGGAGACCAAGCTATTCAATTTAACGACAACGAGGTAGCGCATATTAGATTTTTCAATCCTAAGTTTGATATTTCAGGAACGGAATTATATGGTCAATCTCCTTTAAAAGCTGCTTCATTAACGGTTGCAAGTTCAAACGAAGGTACTAAGGCGAAAGCTAAAGCATTTGCTAATGGTGGTGTTGCTGGTTTATTATTCTCAGGAGATAAAGAGGCTTTATTAGATGGCGAACAAATAAGCAAGATTAACCAACAGATTGATACTAAATTAATGGGTGCTGATAATTACAAGAGAATTGTAGCAACTAACGGCATTATTGATTATAAGCAAATTGGAATGTCCCCAGCAGACTTAGAGATTATTAAATCAATTGGCGCAGATAGAGATACTATTTGCAGAGTGTTTGGTGTTGACCCTATCTTATTTGCTACGGATTCAAGTTCATACAATAATAAAGAGTTAGCTTATAAAGGTTTGGTTACAAATACGGTTATTCCTATTTTGAATATAATCAGAGATATGTTTAACTACCATTTGGCTTCTTACTATTCTTTGAGGGATGGTGTTGAATATTATATCGACTATGATGCACAGGCATTCCCTGAAATGCAAAAGGATATGGAAAAAATTGTTTCTCAAATGAAAGAGGCTTGGTGGATTACTCCTAATGAAAAAAGAGATGCAATGAATTACGATAGATTAGACCAAGAAGATATGGATAGAGTTTTAGTACCTACCAACTTGACTTATTTGGATGAATTAGGGATGTCGGATAAAGCGTTATAATGACACAAGAAGAATTTGACACAAAACTACAAAAGTACTTAGAAGTTTACGGCTATCGTTTATTCTCTAAGGCTTTGAAACAATCTATTCAGCCTATTTTAGATGCTTTAAGGGAATCTGAATCGGTTGCATTTAGCTATCAGCTTTCAGGGATGTTATACACAGGTGTTCCTATTGCAGAGGCTATGCAAACTTTTTATAATACTTCTTGGAATAAACAATCACGAGGTTATGTTAAATGGCTTAAGGCTAACTTACCAGCACAAGCGACAATCGGTGTAGGCTTTGAGAATCCAATAATGGATGCAGCATTAAAAGAATACTTTGCTACCATTGGCGGTCAGCACATTAAAGATATTAACGACACAAGTTTAAAGAGAATACAAAAGGCTTTTACGGATGCTTTAGAAAATAACGAAGGCTTTAGAGGTGCAGAGCGTAGATTAGTTAAGGAAGTAGGGATGTCTAAGACAAGAGCAAGACTAATAGCAAGAACGGAATCAGTAATGGTTACAAATGCTGCTAAGTTTACTCAGTCTGAATTGATGCCTATTGTTATGGAAAAGACTTGGATTCACGACCACCCTAAGATGCCGAGAGATTGGCACGTTGCTTTAAGCGGTAAAACAATTGACCTAAACGAGAAGTTTAATGCACAAGGTACGATGATGAAACATCCAGGCGACCCAGCAGGAGGAATAGAAAATAATGCTAATTGCAAATGCACAATGGTTACAAAAGCTAAATTAGATAAGGAAAATAATATCATATATAAATAATTGCTAAAAAAGTTAGTATCTTTGTACTACATAGTTTGGTGTTTGGTTTTAGGGTGGGTAGGTAACTACTCACTCTTTTTTAAACACTCTAAAATAATCGCTTATGAAGAATATAAGTTTCAAAAATTACGATGCAACTATTCAAGACTTAGATGTCGCAACAGGAATAGTAACAGGTTACTTTTCTAAATTCAATAATATTGACTTAGACGGAGATGTAATAATGCCAGGTGCATTTACTAAGACTATCGCAGAGAGAGGTCCAGATTCATCAAAGCCTGAGATTGCTTACTTGTGGCAACACGATACCTGCAAACCTTTGGGTAAGTTAATGGTATTAAGAGAAGATAATTTTGGTTTGTACTTTGAGGCTAAAATGAGCGATACAACTTACGGACAGGATGCTTTAAAACTTTATAGAGATGGAGTAATTACTCAGCATTCTATTGGTTACCAAGTAATCAAATCAATCGAAACACAAACAGAAGGCGAAGAAGTAGAGCAAATCTTTGAGGTAAAACTTTGGGAAGGTTCAGCAGTTACTTTTGGCGCTAACCCTAATACACCTTTTACTGGCTTTAAGTCAGCAGAAGAAAGAGAAGACAGAATTAAAACTTTAGTAAAGGCTATTAAAAATGGTAGCTATACTGATGAAACATTCGGTTTGATAGAATTTGAATTATTAAAACTTGTTTCACTTGCGAAAACTGAAGAGCCGAGTAAAATCACTACACCAGTTCAAGAGCCGAAAGAGGACAATAAGATAAACGAAATAAAACAATTTAGACAACTTTTAAATCTTTAAAAAAATGGAAGAAATTAAAAACTTAGCAAATGACATCAACGCAAAGTTTGATGCAAATGCAAACGCTTTAGTTAGCGTAAAAAACGAAGTTTCTACGATGGTAGAAAAAAATATTGATGCAGTTAAGGCTGAAATCAAAGCAGTAAAAGACGAATTAGACAGACAAGCAGAAGAAGTATCTCGTAAGAGTGCTGCTAAAGCTATGGAAACTAAATCTATCGGAGAGCAATTAGCTGAAGGTTTAGACAACAATATGTCAATCGCTGAAAAAGAATTGAAATCAGCAGGTGGTTCATTCACTATGAACTTGAAAGCAGTTGGTAATATGACTTTAGGTGCTAACTTAACTGGTGATTCAGTTGCTACTTACAGCCCTATTCAAGCTATCTTACCTTCTCAGAAATTAAACTTCAGAGATTTGATTAACACAGTTTCAAGTGCTACTGGTACTTATGTAACTTACAAAGAGAGTGGTTCAGAAGGTGCTATCGCAGCTCAAACTGAAGGTGCAGCTAAAGGTCAAATTGATTACGACTTAACAGAAGTTAAGACTGTAAACGCTTATATCGCTGGTTACGCAACTTTCTCTAAGCAAATGATGAAATCTTTACCATTTATCGAGCAAACTTTGACTCGTATGATGATTAGAGACTTCTTCAAAGCTGAAAATGCTTCTTTCTTCTCAACTGTTTCAGGTGCTGCTACTGGTTCAACTACCGTAACTGCTACTAACGATGTAGAAGAAATCATCCAATTGATTGGAAACCAAAAGACTGCTAACTTTAACGCTTCTTATGCTTTAGTTTCTCCTGCTCAAATGGCAAGATTAATTATCGCTACTTTCGGTAAAGGTTACTACGCTGGTGCTGGTGCGGTTATCGTTAACGGTGTTGGTGGATTAACTATCTACGGAGTTCCTGTATTCGAGGCTTCTTGGGTAACTGATGATAAAGTATTAATCTTTGATAGAGACTACTTAGAAAGAGTTGAAGTTGAAGGATTAAATGTTACTTTCTCTTATGAGTCTGGAGACAACTTCATCAAGAACTTAGTAACTGCTCGTATCGAGTGCTACGAAGCGATTAATCTTATGTTGCCTACTTCTGCGATTTACGCTGATTTAGGGAATGTTTAATTAGTTCTTTAGAATAATAGAGAGGGTAGGTGCTTAATTGTATCTACCCTTTTTTTATTGCTAAAAAACTTAGTATCTTTGTAGTATGTATAAATGCAAAGTAGATTTCTCACACGAAGGCAGGAAGTATTATCGTAATAATCACTACGACCTTATTTTAAGCGATAAGATGAAAGAATTTATCAAGGTTGGCTACTTTACCGAAATTATAAAAGATGGCGTTACAAAAGAGTTTAAAGGCAAAATAAAGAAGAAATAATATGGCTAATATTAAAATATCAGAATTAAATCCATTATTAACGGTACAAGATGCGGATGTATTACCGATAGTGGATAACGGTGTTACTAAAAAGGTAACTGCTGCAATTCTACGAAGTTACACACAAGGTAATTCAGTTCTTTTAACAGGCGCACAAACGGTTGCAGGTATTAAGACCTTTACTTCTCAATTAGCATCTACGGTTGCTACTGGTACTGCTCCTTTTTCGGTTGCTTCGACTACAAAAGTAACTAACTTAAATGCTGATTTATTAGATGGTTTATCTTCTGCTGATTTCCAGGCTACTTTAAGTGGTACAGGAATCGTTAAATCTACTGCTGGTACTATTTCTTATTTAACAGATAATACTGCTAATTGGGATACTGCTTATAACGATAAAATTAACTCTGCTGCGGTAACAGGTAGTGGTACAAATACTTTAACCTTAACTCAACAAGATGCTGGAACAATTACTGCTACTTGGGTTAATGGAACTTTAATTAGAGAGGTAAGAAACACAACAGGTGCAACCTTAACAAAAGGAACGATTGTTTATATTAGTGGTGCAACAGGCAATAAGCCAACGGTAACAAAAGCAATTGCTTCAGGGGATTCTACTTCTGCTCAAACCTTTGGATTCATTCAATCTGATTTAGCTAATAACGCTAATGGTTATGTGGTTGTTGTTGGGGATTTAACAGGTGTAGATACTTCGGCTTTTGCTGAAGGAGACCAATTATATTTATCTTCTACGGTTGCTGGTGCTTTTACTTCGACTAAACAATATGCTCCTGCACATTTAGTGTATGTAGGTATTGTTACTCGTTCACATCCAACTTTAGGACAAATCGAGGTTAACATTCAAAACGGCTATGAATTAGATGAGTTGCATAATGTTTCTGCTCAAAGTCCTTCAAATGGCGATATACTTCAGTTTGTAACATCAACAGGTTTATGGACAAAGGTAGCAGGTACAACAACTAATATTTCAGAGGGTACAAATTTATATTTTACAAACGCTCGTTCAAGGTCAGCTATTAGCGAAAGCGTAACAGGATTAGATTATAATTCTACAACAGGTGTTTTATCAACTACTTCAGGTTACGGAATACCTACAACGGCTTCACAAGCTACTTGGGACACGGCTTATAATGATTCTATTGTTAGTGCTGCGGTTACTGGAACAACAACAAAAACTTTAACTTTAAACCAACAAGATGGTGGAACTGTTACTGCTTCTTGGACTGATATTAATACGGATGCGGTTTCTTCGGTATTTGGTAGAACAGGTGCGGTTGTAGCTGCTTCAGGGGATTACACGACAACACAAGTAACAGAAGGTACAAACCTTTACTTTACAGATGCAAGAGCAAGAGCAGCTATTAGCTTAACAACAACAGGTACTTCAGGTGCTGCAACTTATAGCGGTGGTGTTTTAAACATTCCACAATATCAGGCAGCTTTAACGAATCCTGTAACAGGCACAGGCACAACAAACTATTTACCAAAGTTTACAGGAACAAGTGCTTTAGGGGATAGCCAAATATTTGATAATGGTAGTGGATTTATTGGTTTTGGTACGACTACTGCTATTGGTAATGCAACTAATAAAGTATTTAAAATTGAAGGTGCTGATTCTGCTAATATTATTTTAACAGATACAGGTGGGGCAACAGGTGGTTTAACATCTTTTGGTAGCGAATTAAATTTAAGTACATCTACTAATCACGCTTTATGGTTTGGCACAAATGGTACTGAAAGAATGCGCATCACATCTTTAGGTAATGTCGGAATAGGAACTACAAACCCACTAAATAAATTAGTTATATCAAATGGTGGCGCACAAGGATTAGAAATAGGTGCAGATGCAACTTATAATGTAAATTTAGCAGCTTATAATAGAGCCACATCAGCTTATATTCCTTTTCAAATAGATGCGTCTAAATATTATTTTGGGATTGGTAATGTTCTAATCGGCACAACCACAGATGCAGGATACAAATTAGATGTAAACGGAACTGCGAGAGTGAGTGGAGCAACTACCTTTAATAATAGCGTAACTTTAAGTGGTACAAATACTTATATATCATTAAATAGAACTGCTAATACAAATTCAAACGCATTAATTTATCAGACTAACTCTACTTATGATTGGTTTTTAGGTTCAAATCCTTTAGGTGCAAACGATAGTGATTATAATTTCTATTCTTATGGTACTTCAAGTATTGTATTAAAATTAGCTAAATCAACAGGTGCAGCGACATTCAGTTCAAGCGTAAGCGCAACTAATATTTTAGTAGGAACTACAACACCAAGTTATCCATTATTTATTGTCAGAGATGGGGCTGGTGTCGCTGCTCAAATTCAAAATTCAAGTTCTTACGCTCATTTAAGATTGCAAAGTAGCGGTTCTAATCAAAATGCGTATATTACTTTAAATTGTACTGGAACAGGATTTGGTGTTTTTCAATTAAATGATACAGATAGAATGACAATAAAATCTAATACTATTAATATTTCTTCTATCCCAACTTCAAGTGCAGGATTAAGTGCAGGAGATATTTGGTCAGATGGTGGAACTTTAAAAATAGTTTAGTAAATTTGAATTATGAACAACGAACAAATATATTCTATCTTGGGTCAAGGACTTAATATAGCAAACACTAAAGGGTGCTTTAATTTAGATGAATCGGCAACGATTGCACAAGCATTAATCCAATTAAAAGAAGTATTAAATTTAACAGACAAAAAAGATGATTCAATTAAAGCCGAGTAGTGTAGGTGTTTTAGGCACTATTACTCAAATTGATGTATTAGTATTACCTTTTGATGTACAAGCAATTTCTTGCTCTACTTATTACAAACTTTGTGATGTAGATGGTAAGCTATTAGCAGAAGGTAATTTAAGTTTAACAGAAGAACAATTTGCAAACTGGGGAACTGACAATAGTTATGTTTCGGATATTGTGATTAACGAATTAGGTTTAGAAAAAGCAGAATAATGATTAACTCAGAATTTCAAATCGAGATTTTAACGGATTTAACAACCGAGCCAGTTACCTTGCAAGAGGCTAAAGATTATATGCGTATTTCTTCGGATTCGGAGAACGATTTAATCGAAGAACTTATTACTTCAGCAAGGGAAAGGATTGAAAAGTTTACAGGGCTATCTTTAGGGGAAAAGACTTTAAGAACTTATTGGTTTTATTACCACGTTCCACAAGAGATTCCTTATGGGCCAGTTACCTTGATAAACTCGGTAGTTGATGATAATGATGTGGCTTTAGAATATACTGCACGAGGATTGCAATATAAAGTCCTTGAGGCTTATTCTACACAAGGTTTGGTAATAGAGTATGAAGCAGGGTTTGCAGTTGCTCCTAAAGGCTTAAAATTAGCCATATTAAAACAAGTATCTACTGACTACGAAAACCGAGAAAACTATGTAGTAGGCGAGATGGCTTACGAGTTAAGTTCAGATGCAAGGAGACAAGCTATGCCATATTGTAGAAACACTATATTCGGAATTTAATGAGAGCAGGTAACTTAAGGAATCAAATATCTATTCAGACTTTACAAACAGGCTCAGATGGCACAGGTGGTGCAACTGGAATGTATGTAGATGCTAAAGTAGTATGGGCAAAGGTAAGAGCAAAGCAAGGCTTTAGAAATTTAGAAGATGGTAAAATATCTTTAGATAATATCTACGAGTTTACTATTCGCTATGATGACTATCCTAATATTTCACAATTAAATAAGATTGTTTACAATTCAGGAGAGTATGTTATTAAAGCATTCCAGGTAATTGATGAAAGAAAGAAGGAAATCGTTATTATGACTACTTTAGGTAGATTAATTGACCCTACTGCATTCTTAATTACTGAGTTTTATGAATTCTTAATGACTGAAGATAATAAATATATTGTTGTCTAATGAAAATCAAAGGTACTTCACAGGTATTAAATCGTTTAAAGTCTATTTCTAAAGATACGGAGTTGGCGGTTAAATCGGCAGTTGTAAGGAATACAGATGGTATTTTTAAAGATGCTTTAAGTGCAGTTCCAATAGATTTTGGAGAGTTAGAAAGGTCAGGTATTCAATCTTATTCAGATAATCAATTAACAGGAACGGTTGCTTTTGGTGGTACTCCTGCTCCTTATGCTCCTTATGTAGAATTTGGTACAGGTATAAATGTTAGCGTTCCTGAAGGATTTAGTGCTTATGCTATGCAGTTTTATGTAAATGGTAAGGGAACTATGAAGGCTCAACCTTTTTTAATTCCAGCGTTTATTAAGTATAAGAAAATCTTTTTAAGGGATATAAGAAAAATAGCTAAAAATATTAGCAAATAAATCGTAAATTTGTACAATGAAAGATGTCGGAGAACTTATAAGAAGGAAACTTTACGAAAGGCTAAACGGTGCAATCGTTATAGACTTACAAGAAGTACCTGTTTATGATTCAGCAGCAGTTTTAGCAGCAGCGACAGAGCCATATATTTTACTTTCTACTTTTAGTTCAACGGAATTATTAGAAGGTAGTAAACAGGCTTACGGACAAGAAGTTAGTGTTTTAATTGAGGTTGGAACGAGGTTTGACAACTCTTATGGTGGTAAATTACTATCTGATAGAATATCAAACGAAGTGATAGAATTAGTTAGAACAAGACAAGATGGTTATTTAGATTTAATGCCTGATTGGTATGTTATAAGAACACTAATGGAAAGTACAAATACACTTGAGCAACTGATAGACACAGGAGTTTTAGTGAGAAGATTAATAAGATTTACATTTAAAATACAACAAGGAATATGAGTGTATTAAACGGTTCAGATATTTTACTTTATGATGCAGATTCAAATTTCCCTTTGATGTGCCAACGAGGAGTAACGGTTACTTTAAACGATGCAATGATAGATGCTACTTGTAAACAATCAGCAGGTTATTCAGTTTCATTGCCAGGTTTAAGGGATTTTGCTTTTACGGCTGATGCTTTGGTAGATTTTGCTGAGGGTGCTTCTGATTTAGGTATTACAACTTTAATGGCTGCTTACGATGCAAGAACACCTATAAACATTTTAATTGCTTCTCCTACTTTAGCGACTGCTTATTATACTGGCTTAGCTTATGTAGAAAGCATTGAAGTGAATGCACCAATGGAAGATGTGGTATCTTATACGGTATCATTTACAGGAACTTACACAATTACAGATTAATTAACTTTAAAATAAAATAATATGGCAGTTTACAACGGCACAGCGCAAATCTTAAAAATGGATGGAACGCAATTAGCAGAATTAACCAATGTTACAATGTCTATGAATCAGGACTTATTTGAAACAACTTCTAAAGAATCAGCAGGTTGGAAAGAAGTAATGCCAGGTTTAAGAGATATTACTTACTCAGCAGAAGGTCTTGCAGATTTTCAAGCTACTAACAAAGATTTAGCAGATATTTTCACTGCATACAATAACAGAGCAAGTGTTGCTATTATTTGGACTGATATGACAACAGGAGATAAATCGGTTTCACAAACTGCTTATATTTCTTCTTGCGAAGTTTCAGCACCTATGGAAGATGTTACTACTTACTCAATTGAGTTTACAGGAACAGGCGCACCTACATTTGCTACAATTGCATAAATTAAACTAAACAAACTATGAACGGAATACTTGAACTTACTCTAAATGGGGAAGTAAAACAATTGAAATTTTCTAACTATGCGTTAGAGACTTATACAAAGATTAGTGGTAGTGATATCGGTAATATTAAAGAAATAGGAGAAGATTATAGTCAGTTACAAATGGTAGCTGATTTAGTCTTTTCAGGTTTGACTGGATATTACAGAGGTAAAAGTTTAATCATAGACTTCACTTATGAAGATGTGGTTGAATGGGTAGATGACTTAAGTTATGAAGGTCAATTACAAGTTATTAAGTGCTTTACCGAAAGTTGTTTGAAGATTACGCAGGAAATGATAAAAGCATTCAAAGCGATGTCTAATGAGCAACAAGGAGAAAAAAAAAAGTAACTTGGGATGATATCTTGGATTGTGCGGTAATGGACTTGGGTTTGTTGCCGCATATTTTTTGGGATATGACTTTTGTAGATTATTATAGATATTTTATTTATAAAAGGAAACAAGATGCAAACGAGTGGGATAGAACAAGGACTTTAATGTCTTATGTTTTAAATACGCAAGTTGAGAAAAAGCATCAAAAAAAGCCGAGAGAAATATTACCTTTATGGACTGATATTTTAAGTAGGTTAAATAAAAAAATTACCATTACTACTCAAAAAGATAAAGAAGCGATTTTGGAAAAATTAAAGCCGAAAGAAAATGGTAAATGAAAAATTAATAGTTGAATTAAGTGCAGAGATTAAAGGCTTAAAAAGCCAATTAAATACTGCTCAATCTGATTTAAAATCATTTGCT